AGTTATTGGAAAATACTCTGCTTTATTTATCACAATCGCTATATCAACATTATCTGCTAAGTTTGTTACAGTAAGTCCAATAGCAACATACAAACTATTTTCAAGAGTAACTGTATCAATAGTCACATTCCCAGAGAGTACGGGTAATGGACTATGGAGGAATACACCAGATGCAAGATTAGTAAAATTAATAGTTTCTACACCATTTATCGATATACTACCGCTAATATCCGTGTAATCACTTTGTATAGTAGGCCCGCAAATCATCGGAGAACTTGGGTCGTACGCTACCTCTTGTATGTTAAATCTTAATATCACGTTCTTGAGTTTAAGATGTTAAAAAAAAGGCTACTACGCTGTGCAGTAGCCTTTGGAATCATGGAAATATTAAAGCGTAGCAACTGGTGCAGAACCACTTCCTGTACTAGGCATTGCAGTAACAAGCAAACCTAAGATAGTATCAATGTTACCAACAACTGCCGCCCCATCAGGGAAGAATGCTGATACACCAATGATAGCGGAATTCTGACTATTAACTGGACCACGACTTTCTGCTTGCCAGTTTAATTGATAGCAAACATACGTTTCGCCAGCAACAACCACATCAGGTTTAGAAAATAATTGACGAGGAAACCAAAAAGGACTGGTATCACCTTCATAGATTTTACCTTCAGCCTCAAGTGATAAAAGATCGTCAGCGTCACCTTTAGAATAAGTAGTAGGCGTAGTTAGTGTTTGAACGGCCTCTTCAAATACGGGACCACCAAAACCAACTTGGAATACTTCATTCTTGCGCTTAGCTGTCAGTGTAAATGACACGCCAGCTACAACATCAGCAGCATCAACAAGTCTACTTTGTACATTAATTTTATCTACCATACGTTGTAGATAAGTAGTGTTAGTATCTGAAACCTTAGAACCAGTACTATGACGGTCTTTTTGAGCAGCAGGTTCAATACCATCTTGTTGTTGCCAAACAATTACCTCGCCTTCTTCATCTGCAATAAACGCAGTAGGAAAATTAAGAGGCGTTACAGTAACTAACTGTTTAACAGGAGCAACATAAGCGCATTTAGCTCTATGAAAAGCGTCACGATCAATAAATTGAGTCACCAATACATCAGTCGCACGACCTATGGCAAAGAAAAAGGATTTAACCCCTACAAAAAATGCAGGAATAGATGTAGTTTCAACGATGCGATTATCTTCTGTAAAGATAGCGACAGCACCGGGTGAAAGTAATTGAATTTCATTGAAGTCAGCAATTGTGCCACCTCCAACTTTATCCTTGTAAGGAAGGTCTTTCCCTACTACGAAATCGAACATTGAAGTCATTAGTATATGATTTTATTCGTGAGATTTATTAATAAATTGTGTTAGTTGTTTCACATCTCTTGGATTACCAATGAATGCACTAGCGGCATCAACTGCTATGTCAACAATCTTGTCATGACGACTTTCATGTATTTCACAAGAAACATCAAGAAATGAGTTTATAGGTTTAGGCTTTCTGTAATAAACAATTTCAATTTCAGTCGAAGCAAAAGTATTTCGATGATGTAATAAAAGACGATTATCAGTAAGTTCAGTTATAGGGCTATCCTCTTTGGTAGTCTGGTACGGATTAGCAATGAATGCTGTCACGAATTGACTATCAATGAGACGAGTCTCCCTCTTTAAGCTATTACCTACTAAAGAAGCATATTGCTCATGAGGTTGTAGAGTAAAGGAAGCAAACGTAGTTAAAGCACCTGTAATAACCATTGTCACTCTATCGAGATTATTCTTATCACTAACAAAAATGAAATTATTTGGTTTATAAATGTCCCCATATTTTTCCCAATAAACCTTCACGTCAGTTTCCTTTCGATTAGTTTCATAAATGGCAAAATTATGTATCAAAAACTTAGAGTCATTAGTTCCCATAACAGGGAACTTAGGATAGTCGCTTTTCTGAGCCAGTATAAGGTCAGGAGTTGCATCATTGTACTCTAAAGTCCATTTAAAATCCTGGTAAACATCGGTGATAGAAGTCTCGTCGTCAAATGGTAAATAAGCAATATACAAACTTGCAGTCTCTTTAGTTAAATCAAGCCCGTTGCAATCATAAATTAGTTTGCTATTAGCTGTGATGAAATCAAAGAAATCATAAGGTAGGACAGAGTATAACACGCTATCTTCAAGAACATACATAGGTACTGTCTTCTTAGTAACTAATGTTTGTAAATCGTCATAACGCTTATTAGTAACTTGATGACCTTCCTGTTTTCGATTACCTTCATTAGGCGGAAGAGTAGTTCTAATAAACTTGTGCATAGCATAGTTCAAAAGAATATCTTTCTCAATCGGGAAGAATACATCAAACACCTCTGAATTCATACGTTGCAGACGGGTGTCTATCTGTACGTGCATCTCTTTCCAAAACATAGTTCCTTACTTTTTAAAAGCTTGCAGTCTAGCACTGATTTGCTGTTTGACTTCCAGATTCTTTTCATCCTCTAGAAACATAATAGCTTCATCAATGTTGCTACCAATTTTTACATTGTCACCGTAATAAATAGTATCAGTGTGTGGAATACGACGTAACACGTCATAGTTAATACACTGCTCGACCATTGCCTTTTTGGCTAGTTTTTTATCATCTACTACAAGAGTAAATTGAACAGGATACTTATTAATGATTTCAAACAAAAGTAAATCTTGTTCATCATTTGTTTTAGCAGGGAAATCTTTATTCTCGCTTTTACGGAGATTTTCAATTTCCTTATGCATAATAGCAATAACAAACTTAACACGTTCTCTATCACCAATTAGTTCAGCGTACTTAAGAGTGGCATCTTTCTTAGCCATAGCCATGCGATGGTCAGCTTTAATAGTTACTCCGGCATCAACGATATAATACTTTATCTTTGCAGATCTGTGAATATACTTGATATCAAGAGCAACCTGTGAGAACGCAAGACAGTACCTATAAAAGATGTAATTATTAATATTCATAGGCGTACCAACAGTTTGACGTACAGAGAAATCTTCCTCGAATCTACGTGTTTTTAGGTTAGTTTTACCAATAATACTTTCTTCCCATCTTTTGTAACGCTTAGCTTCTTTTGTAGCTTCATCTCTGCCTTCTTGTGCATCCTTTTCACTTTCATACTCAAAACCAACTTCGAGCCTTAGACCCCCACCTTTACCGTTCTTGTCGTTAGCAGGGATGGCCACAGATAAATCAAGCCAGTACTCTTCAGCTTTCTTCTCAAAGTTTACATCATCTTTAGAGATACCTAAGATTCTAGGTAAGTATAACTTCTCTTCATGCTTATTAAGCCCTCTAAGAATAGAGCCATTGCTCTTGTACACACTACCTATCTTTTCCTTGTTATGGATAACCTCTAATTCAATGTTACCTACCATTCTAGCTAGCTTGGCAACATTGGTTTTAAGATGTATATAAACAACTTTTTTATCCTGTATTATACGCATTGTATTATTCATAGTATTCTTTTTATTTTCTGTTAGACCTTAACAGTCTACACTAATTTCTAGAATTATTTAACCACTGACTTAGTCAGCGAGGTCACAACGAAGTGTAAAACAGTGCGTATTACGTCTAATGTTAATAGACTTACTACACATGAAGTGGATGTGTGACGCATCCTGTTCAGTACCTAAAGCATAAACTCCTTTATTACCTGTAAAACGGTAAGGAGTATCTGCCATACCTTGGAGCAAACCAGTTCTCATGGCACGTCCTTTTTGATGGTACATTTGAACGTTCTTCTTACCGTCATAAGTAGACATGTCAATAAAGTACATCTCATAGCTTGTCATAGGTAATTGAGTCTTTGGATGCTTAGGTGCTTTCATAGCACGACTACCTAAATCAAGAAGCGGTAGATGCTGTACAGTAATAACGTGGCCATCTTTGTGGGTATACTTTGTGAAGTAACCTCCAAGAGTTAAATTACTACCTGAACCACCAATGAATTTACTAGACTGCACTTGATTGAAACCTAATTGGCGAGCCTCATCCTTCATAGCTTCGTCAAATTCTTCGGCACCACCAGTTCCTGTAAACAAGCGAACATCCATCGTTTCAGTATCGCTAGCTCCAAACATTACATCTCTTACCACACCTTTAATCTTACGTGCGGTTAATTTAGAGTAAGTATCGTTGTTTGGAATTTGGTCAAGAACACCTGCACAAGTAGGAATAGGAAGACCTGTTTTAGGATCTTTAACAGGAATTACACCATCTGGACGACGGTTATAGCGAGAATACCATAAGTGCTCTTCAACACATTGCTTCCATTGAAGCATGAACTGCCATTGCTCGAAAGCAACCCAAAGATTAGTGGTCTTACTACCCATTCTAAACTGGCATTCGACAGTTCTATTAGATACGTTACCACCAAGTCTCCAAGACTTTCTAAGGAAACTCAATTGATTCTTCATCTTACCAGGTGCAACAAAATTGCTTTCATTACCCATAGAAAGAGATTCAGAAACAGGAGCGCCACCGACCATAGCCCATAAAGTACCAGGTACAAGTTCACTGACCGGACAGAAGTCGAAACGACCATCATACATCATTTGAAGTTCATACTTATAGTACTGCCCAACTTGAACTGGACGAGAAACTATACGAGCTTGGACGTCACCAGCACTCTCAATGATGTGGTCAACTTTCGCCCAATTGGTTTTAAACATTACATAAAAATGTGTGTGATTAAGCCCAGGTTTATCAAGTGCTCCATATGTAGAACTAATAACAGTAATCGCTTTGTCAAGCTTGTTGATTACGTCATAAGTATACTGGACATCTTGAACACCAATACTTCCTTCATATCCTTCACTAAGGAAGGAAAGAGGGAACTGCTTATCTTTACGACCCATAAGATGAGTGAGGACAGGATCGAGTTGGTCAGGGCGCGTCAATAGCGCATTAACTAAACTGTTTTGGTCTGTGAACCCTCGCCCATCAAATGTATCATGATAGACAACATTAGCTGTCGTTTGAACATTAGTAAAAGACATAAAAAATGATTTAAAAAGTTTGAATAAATGAATCGGTTACGCCTCTAATCTATTTTACTTTAATTTTAGATTAGCGACGGTAATACCGTCTAAATTTGTTGTGGTCTTCTGTGAAGGGATACCTCCTACAATTTTAAGACCTCTATTTTTTCTACTACTTAGTCTAAGGTCTTTTGCTTTTTTATCGGCAACTTCCATAGCTACTAGTTTGCTTAAGTCAAAATTTAAATAGCGCATTAACGCTAGTTTTACATTTAGAGTTGTATTCTCTTCAGTGTTTTTAGCACCGTCAATCATCTCTTGAGTATTACCCCATTGGTCAACTGGGTCACGCATATAACTATAGAATCCTTGTCGTACATTCTTAGGTATTTTTAGATTTCCTATTTCACCTTTAGTAACAACAGAGTCTTCAATGCCTGACCAAAATGCTCTATCCGTTTCCTCATACTCAGCAATAATACTTTGATTATTAACGTCTCTTTGACGTTCCATCTCTTGCTCTGCATTAACGAGAATCTTTTGAGAATTAATTGCTGTATCTCTATCAGTACCTGTAGATTCAGTATACTCATAAAAACTGTTAGCCTGCTGGTCAATGATTGCTTTTTGAGTATTAGTCTGAGCGTCGTAATTACGAGCTTGACGATACTCTGCAACGGTAAGGTCTCTATACAATACTTGCATATTAGCCTTGTTATTTGTGGTTTCTTCTCCAATTTTAATGTTACGGAAAGTTGTAGGAACATTAAAAAAGTTACTTTCATCACCACCTGCAATCAAATGATTTAGAAAAGCTTTAGCTTTAGGATGCTTAGCAAATGTAATATCTTCAGCTCTTTTAGCTTTAATAGTACTAGCATCATCAACCATTTTTGCAATACCCGCGTGACTGTTATCGTAGTCTAGAGCATTACCTTCCTCATCTATTAGCTCTACCCCTAGGTCATCTTTTAACATCTTTTGCAAAATAACTACATCTTCATTTGAAGGAATTGTAACATTACCTTCTTCATCAATCTCGTAACTACCTTTCTTGTGAAGTATATTACCCTCTTGGTCTACTATATCTCCAGTCTCGTTGACAACTGCTTCAATGTCTGCTTCAACCTCTCCTGTTTCAGTTTCCTCTGTAAGAGGTTCTACAGGTTCTGAGGTTTTAACTGTCTCAATCTTTTTCCAATTACCTTCGGTATCAAGTTCAGCTACTTGCTTTCCGTTACTGTCGACCATAAATTTATTATCGTCTGTAAAGTCAACTCCATTATGAGTTGTAAGTAATTGTTGACGTTCTTCTGTATGCGTATTACTGTCAACGTTATCAACATTTTCGATAGTCTCTGTATAACTACCTGAGTCTCCAAGGTTTCCAATGGTCACATCACCGATATTCATTTTATCTTCTGGATTAGGCATTGTAATATATTTATAATTGTTAAAAATCTATTTATCGTATTGGTTTTTATTCTCTTTAGCAATAGCTAGAGCATTAGCGTTATTCTCTCGTTTGAGTTGTGTAGAGTCAGCAAGCGAATTATGTTTTCTACGACTGTCTTCCTTCTTACTTATACTGGCTTGTGCGCCTGCAGTATCTACACTAGATTCTATATCTGCTGCATCATCAGCTAAATCACTAAGAGTATCAATCTGACTAGAAATATGTGCAGCATCAACTTTAGCTTTAGCTTGTATTTGTGCCACCATAATATCTGTTTGATTCTTGCCATCTTGAATAGCTTGGTCACCTTGTACCTTCATCTGCATCTGTTGTGTTTTCTGTTGTTCGAGACTTTGTTGAAACTCTCTTTCAGCAGCTAACCCTTCTTTAACGTAACGCTTCATCTTAGCAATACTATTAGCATCTGCCAATTCAAGTAACGTATCAGCCTTAGCACCATTTTGTCCTAATGTCAATAACATCCCTTGAATCTTTTCTACCTTCTCTTGTTCAAACGTGCTATTCATTGCGAATATATTAAAGTCAGATTCCATGTAATCAAGTGCTTCATCAGCATTCATTTCAAACCATGCAGTTCTACCGTCTGAATTAATATAAGCAGCTTTCTTCCCATCAATGAAAGCAACCTTACTAATATCTAGCAAACCTCTATAATCACTCTCCATGAACTTATCGAACTGAAAAAACATTGGAGCAGTTTGAGTAGACGCTCCAGCGACAGCTTGTTCATTTGTTGCTTTACCATCACTTGCATAAGTTGCTCCATAACGCTGACGATTCATTCCGATTAAATCCCAACACTCTTCTTTTATACTAAGGAGGTTCTGCCACATCTTATCCATGGCATTACCAAGAGACATATCAATAGCTTTAATACCTCCTATAAACTGTTGTGCATTAGGTGCAGTTTCATCGTAAATCATAAAGCCAAGAGCTTCCATAAAATAGAAGAACTTATCTTCATCCCAACCGTCACCATCAGGTATCATACCTTGTGGGAGAGCCATGATTTTATCCTTGTTCTTAGCCAGTAGGAGTTCCCAGCGGTAATGGAATATATTATATAGAACTTGGTAAGGAATCATCTGTTTAACTTTGCTGTCAATACTAGACAATCTACATCCAAAAATAGCTCCATTATAAGGCAATTTACAAGTCGCCATATTATTTATCATATGACGTTGAGTAGCTCCTCTACCTCCACCTAAGTGAAATCTCTCATCAAGTCTATAATTCTCGTACCACTCACGAACAATAAGTTCTTCCAATTCAATATCTCCAGCGTCCTTATCAAGCTTGTACGTATCATCGACCATCATTTCCTTCATACCTCCGAAGTCATCATAGTAATGGAGAATATAAGCTTTAGTAATAGTATTCCATACTGTATGATACATAGTAACATTTCTACTATCTGTTATACCATTACTACTATCACCACTTCTACTACTAGTATCAAAAGCAGAACCTAAATCAGTGAACTCAGAAAATGTACTATCCTCGAACATAGTTTCGTCCAAGAACTTGAGTATCTCTTTTTTATCTTTATGCTCACTAATCTCTTTAAAAAATCTACTAAGAACTTCTGTACCAGTTACCTTATAAGCAACAATAGCAGCTTCTTCATCTTCCGCATTCTTACTATTAGCCCATCCAAGAATAGATATCTCGCGAGGGTCGATTACAGTGTAAGCAACATCGTCATGACGAGCTTCTTTAAATGTGAAGCAACGACCTACTACAATCCAGTCGTACATAAGTTCAAGAATCTTACTATCAATACTTACACTCTCTTGTATATATTCAAGTGCATTCTGTCCTAAGATAGCACGTACATCATCATAGTCTTCTTCAAACTGTGCCTGTGTTTCCGCCATAGGCTGCTGCTCTTGTGAAGCAACACCTGTTGGAACACCTAATTCATTAAGTTGATTGATAAACCCTTGAGCAACTGCCATTGACATATGTTCAGTAAGTGCTTCTTTACGCTTTGTAGTAGCGTCCGGGTTACCAACAGTAACAATAGCCCCAGTAGGTCTTTTAGATGTTTCGCCAATAAAGGAATGAATAATTGGTTTAATAATGTCATAGTTCCTTAACTTAGCAGGAAACCTCTTAAATGATTCATCTTCTGTATTCAAAGGGTTAGTAACATATTTATAAGAATCAGTATCTAAAAGTCCTTCAGCTGCGTCATAAAGAGTTTGTAATTCACTTCTACGATTCGAGTCTATACTACTTGAACGTATATAGTAATCACACATTGAATTAATATAATCCTCATCTTTTTGCTTAGATGTGGTGATATGAGATAATTCAAAATTTCTACCTTTATTCTTTACACCATGTGCCATAATAATTATTTAAAAAAGCTGTCGATTACCTAAAATACTATTCTTTTTATATTGCTTAGGAGGAGCGAGTTCCTTATGGTCATACTCCTTGATAATAAACTCCCCTATAATCAGTGACGACACTCTATCGAAATTGCCCTTTTTATTCCACTTTAGCAACTCCCTCAGCAATCCCGCATCGTATATATAGGATAAGAATGTTTTATCTATTCCTGTATCAGAGTCAGTTCCAACAACTTGCATAAGGTGATCCCGAAGGTAAATAACACCTTTGTCCAGTCTTGCCGGAGTCATGTGCATACCATATCCACGACCTGCTTTCCCACTTAGTTCCTTAGCAAATTGCATCTCAGGTTCTTTACAAAGATAATGAGTAGCTTTCTTCTTACGCATAAAGGGTATTACGTCACCCCTATCGTTCTCAAACATTAACTTAGCGTTGTATCTCTTTAACTGGTATAGTACTTGTTGATTATATTTATCCATTGTATCAGGACGTCCTACAACAGATGCCACAAGAATAGAACCTTTACTTCCTGTATATTTGTTAGCTAACTGATATATATAAGTTGCGGCGACTGAGTTCTGCGTAGTTATAAACTCTTTCTCTTTATCAACTCCATAAGGATCTTGCATAGCAACATACAAACCATTTGGTACTTTACCTTTCTTATCTCTCCAAGGACCTTGCCACTCAACAGCACAACCATGTGGGTTAGTACCTTTCTTCCTAGGAAATTCTTCAAGAGGGTAATGAATCTTTATTCCAGATTTCTGCAAAGTCTCGTTAAGTTGAAGTTCAACACCATGAGTCCCACCAGATACATAAACACCACAACGTCTAGCGTGTTTAATATGTGGACTACGTAATACAAAATTAAGTTGTGCTTGTATCTCTTCAGTAGGGAAGATGTTATTACTATCTCTAGCAAATGCTTCAGCTGGACAGTTTGCTCTCTGACCACACCAACGCATATAACTACTCTCATTGACTGATACAATCCGCTTAATCTCTTTCTTCTTAAGGAAAGACTCAGTTGCACTTTCATAGTCTGTATTACCTTCGTAATCCATATGACCTTCAAGGGAATCTATATGCGCATAAAAGTAGCAACAAGGAGTTCCTTCAGCAGAATCATCCCAAAGGTTATTACATGGTAGTATATCAAATGCATCAGGATTATAGCAAACTTCTTCAAAGGCAGCCCAGTTAGCATCTTTAGTACCACCGGTACCCCAACCTGTCATGAATCCTACTTTGTTATCTCCGGCCTCTGTTACAGAAACAGTTACATCATATGTCTCCACGAAGTTTGGAAACTTACCCATTTCCTCAAACTGTGCTTCAACTGCGTCCTTACCGATAAGACAATCTGCATTATTACCCGCTGATAATATAATGACCTCTGATTGATAACCTTTCTTAACAGTAGAACCTTTCTCTTTATAACCAAAGGATATACTAGATTTCGTATCCGTCAGTCTATGCTTGCCCCAATCAGTGGTTTCCCATGTATGGTCAGCATATGATACAGTCATATTGAAAAGAGCCTTCTCACCTGTATTCAAATATTTTAAATCAAATGCAACTTGAGCAGTTGTCGTATGCGGGTAAAGGTCAGCGTTATTAAATGCACACCAAGCATTCCAATATGATTGTCCTTTACGTCTAGCCTTACCGTAAAAGAAATTCTTACCAATACGCTTCGCAAACATTCTAGCAGTACTGACATGATACTGTGCGTCAAAAAAGCTGGGAAAATCTATCTTCTTCTCTACTACCTTATTCGCTCCAATCTTCTTCATAAGCTTTTGAACAATATTGGATTCAGTAGAGATTGTCTTCTTTTTAGAAGCTTTCTTTATCTCTTCTACTGTAATATCATCCTCATCAACTGTTCTCTTAATCGGAGCATAATTAAGAAAACCATAATATTCACCATTGATATA